CGTAAGTCAGCTACATTTTCTATCAGTCTGGTGATTTCGGCGCACAACAATAGAGTTCCCCCAGACACAAATCTTCTTGTCTCTGTAAAGTCAATCCATATTTTTCGTGTGCCTTGTTGTGCGGAGGTTCTTACCTTTTCTAGGAACGCTAAGGTCGTTGCTCGAGATATTCGTTTGTTGATGTCGAACTCAAGCGGAGCTTTTAGAATCCTAAATCGCGGTATTGGAACCGCTGAGGTCTTTTTATGTTTTATATTTTTAATTTTAGAAAGCTCGTCGCGTGCACGTCGAGCCAGCCAATAAATCATGTGATTATTTTGCTTTCTCAAGCTCTGCGCCATCCCAGCTAGTTTTTATTAAATTCCATTGAAATTTATTACCTAGAATACATCGCCCACCAGAAAACATGCCCCAGAATCGAGATATGCTGATCTTGGATCTGCTGGAACGTGTAGTCCTCGTCCGGATGTTCATCGCGGTTGAAGCTGCGCAGGCGAATCCCGATCGGGATGCGGTAGACCTGCTTCACCCGAAGCTGACCGTTGTGGTTGATGGCGTACATCTCGCCGTCGACGATATCGCTCAGAGAGTTCTTACCGACGTTCACGCCAACCGTGGCGCCATCACGCAGCACAGGCACCATGCTGTTGCCACCAACCTTTACGCACTTCGCGTTGCTGAACTGAACGCCGTTGTGGCGCAGATCCTTCTTATTGAAGCGAAGCCGCGAGTTGGCGCTTTCCTCAATCGCAAACCTGCCAGATCCGGCCGCCAGTTCGACTTCATGTAGGAAGGGGACGTATACCTCATCGTCTTCGAGCGGAGTTTCGTCGTCCCAGGTCTCGATATTTCCTAATTTGACACTAGGTTGAATGCGCTCTTGCTGCACATTGGCGACGGTAGAGACCAGTCGAGAACTGACCTCGCTCGCGTCGAAATTCAACGCCTTTGCGAGTTTCAGCAGCGCTTCTACGTTCAACGGCACCTTGCCGGTTGCGTATTGACTGAAAGCACTCTGGCCAGACCAGCCACAAGCCTCGGCAACATCCGCTTGCGTCAGGCTACGTCCGGCAGCTTTTGCAGCTGATTTCCGCTGCTCGTAGATGGCCTTGAGCCTAGTGCTCTCGGCGACTTCTTCGGGGGTGAGGGGGCGGCGTATTTTCATACGGACAAGAGTATTAGCAGAGCTGATATCCAAGCAAACAGCGCTGCTAGTATTTTGTTGCTGATAAAAAGCAGCGCTGCTACTATCCATGGCAGATATCAAGCCGTGGAAATTCCATGAAAAAGATCCCTTTGAGCAAATACCTAGAAGAGCACGGCACTCAAGCCGCGCTTGCTGCTGCTCTCGGCGTGAACCAGAGCGCGATCTCGCAAATGGTTCGAGCTGGCAGAAGCATCGAAATCACCATTTGTGACGACGGGCGTATTGAGGCGAATGAGATTCGTCCGATCCCAGCGCGCCCCAAGCGAACAGCAGCCTGAGGCATTCATCGCTAGCTGCCTGAACAAATGATCGCCCAGGCAATGGCAGGGCGCCACTGAAACAAATTTGAGGTTTTACGAATGGAAGATTTTCTGCGGGCCTGCCAGAGCGCTGTCCTCGATAACGAAGCCAAGACCCTCGCTGCGAAGATGGGCGTTCCGCACGTCGGTCTTCTTCAGCGCGCCAATCCGGACAACGACGCACACCACCTGACCGTGGAGCATTTGTTCGGGATTCTGCTGCACACCGGCGACATGCGCCCTCTGGCGGCACTGGCGAGCGAATACGGTTTTGACCTCGTCGCGAAAGCTGCGCCGGAGCCGCAAGCGCTGACCAAATCACTTATCAACGTCGGTAAAGAGGTCGCCGATCTGACCATTGCGGTGCACCAAGCGCTGGATGACAACCATGTCAGTTCTTTCGAGAAAAACTTGATCCGTCAGGAGATCAATCACGTTCGTCAGAGCCTAGACGTGATGGATGCCTCGGTGAAGGCAGCCTGAATCCCGGGCACAAAAAAGCCGACGGAGAAGGTCGGCTGATTCGCAGAACTAGAGAGACCCGATTATGCAGAGCCAGCCAAATTCTAGCAATACCCAGAACAATGTCGCGACACGTTTTCAGAGTTCGCAAAGCGTGTCGCAACACACGTCATCTCGTTTTGCCGAATTGAATATCGGAGCCTTGCTGTGAGCGTTCAAGCAATGTCATGGGCGTTGTCTTTGCCCACGCAAGTTCTCAAGGACGCCAGCGCCCGCCACGTTCTCCTGTGCCTGGCCAACTATGCCGGATCGAATGGCGCGGGCGCTTTCCCGTCGGCGACGACTCTGGCCCAGGACACCGGCCTGTCCGAGCGTACCGTCCGCTACAAGCTTGATGATCTGGAGAAGTCCGGTCTGATCAAGCAGGGCAATCAAGCGATTGCCGCTGTTCACATTGATCGCCACGACCGCCGCCCAGTCGTTTACGACCTTCAACTTTTACGGGGTGCAAATGCTGCACCCCGCACAGATCGGGGTGCAGATGACGGCACGGGGTGCAATCCACAACAGAACGGGGTGCAACCTACAACAGAACGGGGTGCAGGGGCTGCACCCAATCCGTCACTTAACCATCAATTAACCGAAGAGCAGCTGCAGCAGCGCGAGATTGATGCCGCTCTTGCCGAACAGAACCGCGCTGCCGTCGAGCCGCAGGATGATCGCCAACGCTTCGCCATGTTCTCCACCTGGGTTCCCAACGAGAAAACGTTGTCGGATCAGATCGCTATCGCGGGGCTTCCGGCTGACTGCGTCCCTGACGAAGCGGTTCGCAAATTCAAGGGCTTTCACTGCGCCAAGCCAAACACTCTCGATTCCGGCTCCGGCTGGTGCTACCGCCTGGTCCAGTGGGTGAAGCGTGAGCGAGTGCAGGCAGCAGGCCTTGGTCAAGAGCCTGATTTCAACGACACCAGCTGGGGCGATGACCTGGGAGGTCTGTGATGAAGTCCGCTTCGAATGTGCTGAAAATGTTGCCCAACGTAGCGTCGGCCGAGGTGACGCCAGTGAAGGCTGACCCGGGGACTGTCCAAGTCATCAACGCCTTGTTTCGCGAGCTGATGGCGATTTTCCCGGCGTGGAAGCAGGCGTGGCCCGACAAAGATGCCACCAACGCCGCTAAAGCTACGTGGACCAAGGCCTTCATGGCCGAGAAGATCACGACGATCGAGCAGATTCGCTTCGGCATCGAACGGTGCCGGAAGCTTGGTTCTGACTTCGCGCCGAGCGTCGGCAAGTTCATCAATCTGTGCCAGCCCACCCCGGAAATGCTCGGTCTTCCGCCGCTCGAAACGGCGTTTCGCGAAGCGTGCCGAAATGTTCATCCGTCGATGGCCGGCCAGGCGAACTGGTCGCACGACGCGATCTGGCACGCGGCCAAGGAGTCTGGCTTCGAAAGCCTGAACCGTTTGGAAACCTCGCTGGCGCGCAAGCTGTTCGAGCGCAACTACGTGATCACTGTTCGCCGCTTGATCGATGGCCTGCCGCTGCAAAAGATGCCACTGGCATTGCCTGCCCGTGTTGATGGTCGGCGGACGCCTGAGGTCGGAAACAAGGCGTTGGCAGAGCTGCGCGCCATGCGTTCGAGTGGGGTTCGTCATGCCTGATCGCCGCCTCGCTGTCCCTGAGATCGAAACCTACCGTTGGGCCGTGTTCTGCTGCTCGTTCAAGGTCGACTTGAGCTCGCCGCCTGATCACGCACTGGCGCTGTTCGCCGACCAGGCCATGGCCAAACGCTACGGATCGTGGATGTGGCCGGGCACCTTTGAGGTGGTCGACGTCGTTACGGGGAAGCCGTCATGCGAGTGAGCTCGAAGAAGCTGCGCAACTCAGCGCAAGGTCAGGACTGCACAGTCCGTATGCCGGGCACCTGTAATCACAATCCGGAAACCACCGTTCTCGCGCATCTGCCTTGCGGGCAGAAGGGCATGGGCATGAAAGGCTTTGACACCGTGGCGGTTTACGCGTGCAGCGCTTGCCACGACGTGATCGACGGCCGCGCCGCCGGCGAGATCGACTGGCAGGACGTGCCGCGCGCAATCGCCGAAACCCACGAAGCCCTGATCAGGGCTGGAA